AGATTTCTCAACTATTGTGATAGGAAATCTTAAGGGAGTTCAAAAAGTTTCAGGATCTTCGATCAGTGAATGTGAAACTGAAGGAAACATTTTAGTTCCGGAAATATTCTTGGATGCTTTTGCAGTATCCGAGAGTTTGACGACAGCAAACGTGAAGACTTCAGTGGTTCTTTTGGCTGTGACTGATGGTGTGTCAAGCACAGATGCGGACTTTAATATTGACCAATTCGTTGCTGGTTCTGTGGATTCTTCAAGTTCTACAGCAGCAAATCTTAATAAGATTCAAAAGCTCATGGGTCTTTTAGTCGGTGAATGTGAATCTGAAGGGCGCATTCTTGTTGTTTCCACTGTTCTGGCAGGAATATCTTCAATAGAAGCCATCACAATTGCTGATCTCACAACTCCGTCTTCTTTTGTTGTTGGCGATGTGTCAGCCACAGCTTCTGTGGCTGTAAATATACGAGCAGCTAAAGACATTTGTGGAACTTCAAACGGAAGCTGCACTACAATCGCGAACATCAGCGGAGTTCAAGAATTTGTTGGCTTCTTAACTGCTGAATCAAAAGCAACAGGAGGCACTGTTGTTACTCCGATACATGTACTTGGCAATGTGTCTGCTCAGACGTCAATGAAAGCAACTATAAAAGAACAGACGAAAAGATCAGGCATATTCGCTTTCGATTGTGGCGAATGCTGGATTTGGTAAAAGAAAGGTGAAATTATGTCGGATGCAAACAGAGTACAATTGTCATATATCAACGAGGAAGGAGTTTTTGGGCAAGGAAAATCAGGATCTCGTCTGCAGATTCTGAGACATACGGGTGAATCTTTGAAGCAAGATACTTCAATGATCACCAGTGAGGAGCTTCGGGCCGACAGACAGATCGCGGACATCATTAGAACTGGCATCGCTGTAAGCGGAAATATCGGTTTTGAACTCAGCTATGGAACTTTCGACGATCTTCTCCAGGCACTTCTATGCTCCGCCGGATGGTCCACAAAGAAGGAAATGCAGAACAAGATTACGATAAGCGCTCATGCCTATGATAATTCGCTGCATGATTCAGCGTCTGGATTTGTTGCCGCTGGATTTGTGGCTAATCAGTGGATCGAGATTTCTGGTTTTGCCACAACAGCAAACAACGGATGGAGAAAAATAATCTCAGTTGATCCCGACGAGATGTTGCTGTCCCACGGCGATATGGTGGATGAAGTTGCCGGGGAAGCTGTCACTGTTCAGATGGGTCCTCAGATTGTGAACGGAGTGGCTGCTCCTTCGAGCTTCAATATTGAGAGGCAGTATAAGGATCTTGGTTCCAATGTTTTTTCCCTCTTTACAGGAATGTGCATCGCATCAATGAGTCTCGACATACCAGCCGACGCTGCGATAAAAGGAAGTCTCGTTTTTATAGGCTCGAAGGAAGAGTCGAAGACTGCGTCGCTGGGAATCGGATACAAGAACGTCTCCACCACAAGAATCATGACGGGAGCAAACCACGTCTACAAGATATTTGAGGATGCTGCTGAGATAGGACTTCTCAGTCTTTCCCTGAATATCAACAATAATCTACGTTCAAGACTTCAGGTGGGCACTCTCGGAATTATTGGTGTTGGAACAGGATCAATGGAGATCACTGGCGCGTTGTCAGTCTATTTCAGCAGCAATGCTTTGTTTGATAAGTATTTGGGGCAGATAAAGACTTCGCTGGCCATCGCAGTTCAGGACGGTGCCGGAAACGGATATGTGATCGAGATTCCATCCATAAAGATCACCAACGGCTCGAGACAGGCTGGTGGATTGAATGCTGACGTCGTGGGTGACTTTGAGTGGCAAGGATGCATAGATGAGGATGAACAGATCAGCATTCGCATCGCGCGATTTCCTGTTGTTGGAACTGATATGCTGTTTGGCAGCGTCACTGGCATCAGCGTGGCGGCTGGTGATATAACGACATCGTAATAGGCTAAAACAGCCTAAAAACGGCGTCCCCACGTGACCGCCAGTGATTAAACGAAGTACGATCAGTAGTTTGTAAGGGGTTGATATTTTGCCTGCTGAAACAAGAAAAGGCAGTAAAAGAAAGTAAATCTGGAGGTCTTGACATGGCGTGCATCGAAAAAATAAAGTCTGATCTGAAGAAGGAAAACGAAGGTGTGTGGATTCCGTTTGCGGAAGGGATTGAACTAAAGATAGCAAAAGCAAGAAATCCGTGCTATCTCGACAAGCTGTATGCACTTGTTCAGCCTCATCGGCAGTCGATCAGGGATGACACGATAAATGCAGATGCTCTTGAAGGCATATTGAAGACGGTTCGAGCCGAGACTGTTCTTCTTGGTTGGAAGAACATCGAGGACAAGAATGGACAAACTATTTCTTATTCTTCGAAGCAAGCTCTTGAATTTTTCAACGATCCAGAACTAAAGGAGCTGTATGCCTTCGTCGTGATAACCTCCGAAAGAACGGAGCTGTATAGAAAAGATCTTGTCAAGGAATCGGAAAAAAACTGATTGAGTTCCTCCGATGGCAGTTGGAGTGGGGCAAATATAGCACAAAACTCCAGGCCATCGGAGTCGAGAAAAAGCAACCCAAACTATACGACGATCTAATCGATGTTTGGGAAGCATTTCTTGTTCTGAATTCTTCAAGAATCAAGGACGAATCTATAAAATTCTCCGAAATTGAGTCATGGTTAAATCTAAGCAATGTACATGAAACCGATAGACGACAGGAAATGGCTTATCTGATTCGCGTCTTAGACAGCGAATATTTGCAGTTTGTGAGAAAAAGCAATAAATAGGGAGGTGTTCCATTCCGACTTTGGATGTAGCAATAAATTCGTTGGCAGCTAAGTATGGCGCCGACCAGTTCGACGTTGCTGTGAAGAAGATGCAGCGAGGAGCAGCGTCTCTGGACAGAGATCTGGGTAAAACAGAAACAGGAGTTTCAAGTCTCGGAGGTGCTTTCGGTCAGTTAGGATCTCGGATCACCGGTGTTGCGGCTGTTTATGGTCTTAGCAGATTTGTGAAAAGTTCAATTAAAGAGATGGCAAACTTTGAACAAGAGCTCGCCAATGTCTCTACGATGTTAGACGATCAAGCCATGAAGTATCTTCCAAAATATAAGGAAGAATTGTCTAAACTCGCTGTAAAATATGGTGTGTCGACCACTATTCTTTCCAAAGGATTGCGCGATATATTATCTGCGAACGTAGATGCTTCAAAAGCACTAAATGTTCTGAACACTGCATCAATAGCTGCGATAGCTGGACTATCACAGACTGGAGAAGTCGTCGATGTGTTGACTACTGTGATCAACGCTTATGGCATGTCCGCTGATGATGCAATGAAAATATCTGATACTTTGTTCGCTACGATAGCTCGCGGAAAGACTACGTTCGGCGAATTAGCATCTTCATTAGGACAAATTACATCTTTAGCTGCGATGTCTGGTCTTTCGTTCGAAGAGCTATGCGCTGCGCTGGCCACAATGACGAGATCTGGTGTTTCTACAGGTGCGGCTGTTGGATCATTGAGAGGAATTCTGAACGCATTTTTGGATCCTACAAAAGAAAGCACAGAAGCAGCTAAGAGCTTTGGGCTCCAATTGAATACAAACACTCTTCGGACTATAGGACTCACCGGAGCAATAAAACTTTTGCAAGGTGCTACTGCCGAAGAAATGTCCGCAGTTTTTGGGAATGTTAGAGCATTGTCTGGTCTTTCTGCACTGATACAACAAACGGATGGATTCATGTATGATTTGACGCAGACGACGGATTCGGCAGGAAAAACGATGAAAGCCTATGGAGAAGTTTCCGATACAACATCCAAGAAGTTGGATCAACTTAACGAATCTTGGAAAGCTCTAAAACGTACTGCAGGCGAAGAATTTCAACCAGCATTGACTCCTGTGCTGAAAGGACTCATAGACCTAATACCAAAACTTGCTAATTATCCCAGGAATTTGGGAGTTGCTGCATTATTTGCCGCTTCTGAAATTACCAAATTGAGAGCCAGTTTATTAGATGCTATTCCTGGGATGAAAGATAATGCCGAAGTTGCAAGACAAGCGAGCAATCAATTTGAGGGGTGGAAAAATAACATACTTGGTGCGGATATTGGATTAAAGAATTTATCCACTACAATCGCAGATGTTAATAAAAAACAGGAAGATGTAGATCGGAAAATTTTTCCTGCGTTAAAAGGCAACGAAGAAGCTCTTATCAAAATGATGAAGAAAAAAGGGATAATCACTGCTCAAAATACAGTGATTTCTGATAAAGAAATAGAAACCTCCAAGGAAGCAAGAGAAGAAGCAAATCAATTGATGAGAGAACTTCAGTTTGAGCAAAAGATTTTGTTTCTCACGGACGATGAACGTGAACGAGCTATAAAGCTCGCGGAACTTGAAGCTGTTGCTAAGAAGGATCTCACCGGTGAGTCTGCTAAGCTTGTGGAAGAATACAAGGATGAATTACAAAAACTTGCAGATATGAAAGAAATGAAGAAACTCGTTACGACTGTAACCGATAGTGTTAGCAATTTAGTTGAGACTCCGCTTGCTGCTATTTTAGATTCAACTAAGAATTTTGGGGATCTGATAGAGGATGAGTTGAGAAATCTTGGCAAAAGCATTCTTACAATGCTATATAAAGAGATGATTACTGCTCCCATAAAAAAAGCAGCTACAACATTTTTAGCTGAAACTCTTCCAACACTTTTTCTTAGCGAAAAGGGATTAGTGATGAACAGATCTGGTCGGCTCGAACGTTTTGGTTTTGGTGGTGTGGTCAACAGGCCAACTTTGTTTCCCATGGCCAATGGAATGGGTCTCATGGGTGAGAAGGAACCAGAAGCTGTGATGCCTTTAGCAAGAGATAAAAGCGGAAAGCTCGGTGTTCGCATGGAGGGTTCTCAGAATGAGTCTTCGCTGAAGATTATAAATGTTCTTGACAAATCGATGTTTGAGGATTATCTTTCAAGCGGAGCTGGTGAGAGGG